CTGCCGATCCCAAGGCCACACTCGTCCCCTTCGACGATTTCGTGAACGCCAACGTGGCCTATATGTGGCCCGCCTTGAAGGCGAAGCCCGATACCGGGAACGGCAACGGCAACCAGTCAAACGGCTACAACCGTAATTCGATGCCGGTTGTCGAGCAGGGACCGACGAACCGCACCGGGGCGCCAAATAATCCGGTGACGCAATTCCTCCAGAACGCCAACGCGGCGATGGAGGCACAGTCGAGCCCCTTGCAGTACGGCGCCAACCGTGGCGCGCAACCCGCTCCAACAGGAACGCGGCGCACGCCGGGACGCCAGCAGTAGATCGTCACAGCACGCCAGCAGGACGTAGTAGACTTGGTAGGACTCGGGGCAGCGTGATGCTCTCCCTTCGCGAGACGCGATTCCACGACATATCGCTTGGTCTCCCCAAGGGGTGAAAGCATGGCTGTCATTACTCGACACTCGCTCAACATCGGGCGGCCCACGTTCCTGAAAGACCCGCACACGGTCAATCGGACGGGTGGTCGTCAGATTGATTGGGCCAATGTCAACAGTTCGTATATCAACGCGGCGAGCGGGAAGAAGGTGATCCCGGCCGGTACGGTGATGGGCACGCTGTTGGGCTCTGGCAAGATGAGCCCGCGCGTCGTCACCACGAATCCCGCCGTTGGCGTGCTCGAAGGCGATGCGGTCGAAGACGATCTCGTCCATAGCCTCTCGGGCTACGGGCTCATCGTCGGCGCCACCGTCTACGAGAACCTCATGCCTGACGCGACGGGCGGCCCACCGGCCGTACTCGCGAGCGCAGTCAAGACGGAGCTACAGGCCAACGCGCCGCGTGGCTGGCAGTTCGAAGTGTATCAGGACGTCCGTTAGCACCGTGATGGTCTGACGATTCACGCTTTTCCTACGACTCACTCAGGAGTGAGCTAAGTGAATCTCAATTTCTCAGCGGCCATCGCGTACCTGCAAACGACGGCGGGGACTGACTTCGCGTCGACGATTGCAAACGGGATTCGGCCTGATCCGGCGTATGTGTTCACGAGTACGGTTCTGCCCGTTCGTGAACGGCCGGGATATTTCGTGCAGGCGGCTGGAATGCTCATTCGGAGCACGATGGCCGGTCTCGTCGGTATGGACTCGATTCCGGGTCCGGTCGGCGCGACGGAACTCAACACCTTCCTTGCCAACACGGCGAAGTTCGGCGGCATCTCGACCTTCAACGAGGCGACGATCCGCGAGCTACAGTCGATGGCGCAGAACGTGTTCAATATGGGTGGTGACGTGCAGGCGGAAGTCACCATCAACGCCGTCTTCAACTTCGTGGACAAGCTGCTCCGGCAGCCGATCCGCGATACGTGGGAGTATCTCGCGGTTCAGGCGTGCATGACCGGCGCGATCAATTGGACCTTCGAGCAGAAGACGTTGGCCGTGAACTACGGCGTGCCGTCCGGTAACCTGTTCCCGCAGCGGACGACCACGGCGGGCTACATCGCCGGATCGGCATCGGTCTTCTGGGCCGACTGGAGAGCGGCGCGCAAGCTCTTGGGCGGCGCTCCGGTGTACGCGTTCGCGACCCGCGACACGATCGAAGGCATCGCGGACAACCCCGTGAACAACTTCTTCCTGACCAATCAGGATGAGTTTGGGAACATCACCTTCGAGCGGATCGTCAACACCACGATCGATCGACGATCGGAAGACGCGCGGAACCGTGGGCAACTGACCGCTTACGATCAGTCCGGCAACATCTTCGATCTCGTGAACCGTGGGCAGACGGTCGAAGTCCCGTTTCTTTCGGACGGCTACATCATTCTCGTCGGCCGCCCGCGCCGGAACCAGTTTGGGCTCATCTCCAACCGTGGCGATGAGGAAACACCGAACGGGTTGGCGATCCCTGATCCCAACTCACCGACGATCGGCTACACGCACGTCGGACCAACCGTCGAGCGCGGCGGCCAGACCGGCATCTACGCGAACGTGTGGGTGCCACAGTCCATGCCGATGCAGTTGACGGGGCACGCGTTCGCGAACGCGCTGCCGTTCATTCTCCAACCCGATCGGCTCGTGGTGCTCCGCACCGCGATGTCGTAGGAGGCGCCAATGGCAGGCAAGAAGAAAGTGGCGACTCGGCGCGCTCCGGCTTCGGGCGAGAAGAGCAGTCTCTCGCCCGCGCATCAGGCGGCGCTCAACATTCGTCTGAATGGCGGGGTGATCGACACGCCCCGCCCCGGCTCGGAGGAAGAGCAGGCGTATCGGGCGAAGGGTGCCGAGATGGTGGAGGTTCCCCGACTCGACTTCACCGTCATCGATCACGGGAGGAAAGTGGGTCCGACCGACAAGCCGGTCGAGATCAGCTACTCCACGGCAGTCACGTTAGGGCTCATCGCAATCGACGAAGAGCGTGGCGGCGGACGGCTTCGGCAGAAGACGCTCGTGACCGAGCCGTCCAAGGCTGGTACCGCACAGGCCGACAACGGCCACGGCGGTGAAGGGAACGCGCTCGGCACCGAGATTCCGGCGATCGACCTGACCGAACAGCCGGTGACACTCGACGAGATCGACGAAACGGCCGAAGGGACTGGCCGCGACGACGACGCGCTCGTCGAAGCACAGAGCAACGACGACGACGACGAGTAGCTCGCTCGCTCGTTGAATCGAATGGCCCGTCGTTCTACATTGGCGGCGGGCCACTTTCCATTCGAGGCGCTATGGCATTCGACCCGGAAGACTTACTGGTTCCCGAAGGCCAGTTGAACGAGAAGTGGTTCGCCGGATGGGACCACGCGGCGGTCGTCGCGTTCCTGAATGGCGCCGTCAACGACATCAACGCCGAGATCGCGGGGCTCGACGCGGCGGCGCAACTCAAGGCGCAGAACTTCTGGGGGTACGCTCAGGGGTTTCTCTACATCGCGACCGATCTCGCCAGTAAGGTCGGCACGACACAAATCCCGAATGAGATTTTGAAGACGACGACGCGCGAAGGACCGGATTTCTTCTCGACCCGCGCCACGTACTATCTCAACCAGTACGCCGCTATCGTGCCCACAAACACCGTCGTCAAGCGGCCGAAGTCGACGTGGGTGTCGGCCACGTTCCGTCCATGAGCTTCAACCCATGAGCTTCAACATCGTCAGTGAGGCAGAGCTTGAAGGGTTGCGCGGGATTCGCAACCAGAACATGCGGCACACCTGCTCGCTGGAGTCCAAGGTGTATACGCCGGATGACGGCGGCGGCGGGCAGGACACTTGGACTCCCTACGCGACCAATGTTCCGTGTAGTCTCACGCCGCTCTCGGGCACCGACTTTCCGCGTGGTGCGGCGCTCACGCCGGAGACCGACTTCCAACTCTCGCTCCCGTATGGGCAGCCGGTGAGTGCCGACGACCGCGCCGTGGTGAGCGGCGACACGAACGGCACGCCGTGGACGGTCACGATCGGGCTCACGTTCATCGCTTCACCGAAAGCCTTCCAGATTGAGACGCTGTGTTTCGGCACAGACAAAGCAGAGGAACGCCAAGCGTAATGGCGAGCGCCCAACTTCGGCAGACGAGCTTTCTCGATTTTCGGATCACGGTGCGGAATCAGGCCGCCGTGATCGCGAACCTGCACAGCTTCGAGGAAGACGTGCTCAACAGGATTCGTGGTGTCACCCGTGATTGGGGTCACGAGATTCAGGACATGGCGATCGAACTCGCGCCGATCGGCAAGGACACTGACCCGCCGCCACATCCGGGGTTCCTCAAGGCCAATATCGAGCTTCGGTTCTCGAAGAGCGGGCTCGCGTTCGAGGTAGGGTGTTGGGCCGAGAAATTCGACGCGATCGGCGAGAATCTCTACGCGATCTTTCAGGAGTACGGCACGAGCCAGCACGACGCACAACCGTTCCTGAATCCGGCCTACGAGTGGGGGAAACCGCTCTACGTGGAAGACGTGACGCTCCAGATTCAAGAAGAGGCCAGACGACACGGGGCAGCGGGGTCCGGCTGATGACGCTGATCTATCGAGTCCCGTTCTACCCGTTTCGGAAGGCGGCTTCGTCTCGCATCAAAGACCCGTCCAATGGGCTCTTTGGCACGGGCGATCTCGTCGGCACGGCTTCGACGCCACCGTCGCAGCAGCTTCGGGCGATCTACGACGCGCGGACCGCGTCGGCGCCGCCGCTCCCGTATTCCGTGTGGGGCGCCAAGACGGGAACGCCCGATGGCGATCAGTCGACGACGTTCGGCGCGGCGGGCGCGGCGCTCACGATTACGCATCACGTCTTCTCGTCGTGGATGACATCGACCACCGAATGCGACGAGATTTGCGATCGCTACGTGCAGTTGTTCCACCATCAGCCACTCGTCATGTCGGGATTCACGACGCTGCTCGTCGACTGTCAGGTGATCGACATTGTGCCCGATCCGGTCGGCCAGCACGGGATTATTGAATTTCGGCCGCTCATTCAGGTGACGCCCGCGTAATGCCTATCACTGACAGTCAGGCCGCCCAACTGGCGGCAGAGGCGCTAGAGCACACCACGCGACCGACACCCAAGCCGGTCGACATGACGCAGGCGAGCGATCGACTCCGGGTAGCGTCGCTCATGCTCGGCACGGCGCTCGACGCGCTCGAAAAGCATCTCATCGTCTGCAAAAACGCCAAGGACTTGTTCTTGGCAGAGTGGGCAGCCGCGATTCAATCAGGGGTGACCCCTGCCGGTCTCGTGCAGACTGCCAACGCCGCGAGTGAGCGCATGATGCGCGCGTCGCGGCCGAAGACGTTCGGAACCCAACCGGAGGATGACTCCAATGCAGGGAACGGGAAGTAGCGGACCGGCAACACCGGCAGGGGCGGGTGGCGGCAGTGGTGGTGGCGGCGGTGGATCGATTGTTGGGGTCGGCAGCACGACGGCCCCGGCCACGCCCGCTGGCACGACCGGCAACGCGGCCGACGCGAGCGGCGCCAACGCCAAGGGTCGTAAGACTGGCGAGCACAGAGTGTATTTTGCACCTGTGCGTGGCGGCTCGGAGGATGCCGAAGACGTCAAGAACCCGGAAGGCGAGAAGTTCATCGCAGACGGCATCAAGCGCGCTCGCGCCAAGGCGTCCGATATCATGGACGTCGACGCAGCAACCAAATCGCCCAAGGCGGGAGCAAAGGGAAGAAAGGGAGCAAAGGGTAAGGGGCGAGCGAAGCGGTAGTTCGACTCGCAACACGCATCGCCGCCGAGCGTGAGGGTGTCCCTCTGGCGCTCGGTGTGCGATGTAAGTACAGTTGGCATCACGGGATCGCTCGAAGGGACGACTACGGTGGGACGCCGAGCGTTGCGATCCGACAGCACCACCTAGGCACGGCTCCGCGAGATGCGGGCGCGATCACACGCGAAACGCGCATTCGACAGGAGTACCGACTATGGCGCTCGGCGTAGTCGTTCTGGGTTCGGCGATGACCATCAACGTCGCCACGACCACCTTCTCGGGTGGCGTCTATACGCCCGGAACGTACAGTCCCGTCAGTGACTTGAACCGAGTCGATTACAACTCGAACCGCCCGACCACGAACATCGCGGTCTTCATGCGGTCCGTGCAGTACTCGATTCCGGGGGTCAAGGAACAGACGATGACGCTCTCCGGCTTCTACTCGCTCGGAGACACCGGACAGGGAATCATCAACACGGCGGAAGCCACGGACGCCGTCATCTCGGTCAAGATTCTCCGAGACGGCACCGCTGGCTACACCATTCTCGGGCGAACAGGGTCCATCCGCGAAACGGCGGCGCCCGAAGGGTTGCAGGAGATCAGCTTCGACTTCAACGCGATTTCTGATCGCGTCGCAACACCGTAAGCAGCACCGCAAGCCGTCCCGTCGACGGAGTCGCAAGACTCGGAAAACGGGATCATGGATCAAGGTGGGCTCTAGTCTGGAGGGGCTACCCCACCTTGGTTCATTCACCCTCCAGAACACAGGACAATGGCTAAGGACAAAGAGAACGGCGGCCAGACCGCGACGGTCGGTCAGGGACAGGTCGAAGAGCGCGATGTCGATCTCACGTCGGTCGATCTCACGACTCCGGCTCCAGCCAAGTCACCGGCCGGTGTGACGGCGCTCGCGGGCGGCGAAACGAAGAACGTCGGCCGCTTCGAGTTTATCCGGGCGGCGCAGACCTATCAGCCGCAGACGCGGATCGTCGACCTTCCCGCCCCGTTCGAGGGACGCCAAATCAAGGTCAGAGAATTGACCGCTGGCGAGCGCGATCTCTACGAAGGGAAGATGGTCAAGGGCCGCATCGGGAATCAGAAGATCGATCTCACCGAACTGCGCGTCGGGCTCATCATCATGGCGGCGGTCGAGTGGGATGACGTCACCAAGGCACTCTTCAAGCCGGAAGACAAGGAAGACTTGAAGAAGATGGGGATCAACGTCATTCAGTCGATCTACACCGTGGCGTCCGATCTCTCTTCCGTTACGAAAGAGGCGGAAGACGAACTCATGGGGGAATAGAACGCTCGCCGTTCACCCACACCCTCATCTACATCGCGCTCGACAAGCTCCACGTGCCGCCGCGATGGGTGAGGGAGGGGTGGGATAGTGGCCCGCTCATGTCGCGGGACATCACGGAAATCCGAGCGTATCTCCGACTCCAGAACCGCGATCAGACATGGGCCTACGTCGAGAAGAAAAAGAAAGAGCAGTACATTCGGATCGCGGTGAAAAAACTCGGGGAAGAATACGACGACTTCCACGAGATGAAGCCCTATGACCAGCTAGAATTGATCGTCGCTCGCGCCAAGTTCCTTGCGATCAAAGAGGCGAATAGCGACAATGAATTCGTTCCGACCAACCCGTTTGGTCAGGTGCTCGACGAAGAGGGGAACATCGATCCCGATGCCGAAAACCCGAACACACCGGCACGCTTCGGCGATGGAACGAAGGCTGACGTAGGAGAGACACGGGAGCGCGGGGTGAGCGCCGGGACGGCAGCCCCAAAACGTTTTGGGGGTCGCATCAGCCACGAAGGCTGACGGAGCGAAGGGATGGCATCGACAGTCGCGAAGCTCGTACTGCAAATCGAAGCCAACGCCCGCTCCGTCCCCGCGCAGATGGCGGCGGCGACGCGATCGGTCGCCGCCTTTGCCAGCACCATCGACAAGACGTTCGCTCGCGTCAACTCCCTGAAATCACTCGGCGCCGGTCCAGCCGCCGCACTCACGCAGGGGTTCGATAAGGCCGGGGCGACGCTCAAGACCACGATCGCCGATCTCAACCGGCAACTCAAGACGGGCCTGTCGTCAGAGGAATTCCTCAAGGGCTCGTTCGCCGCCATCCGGCAGGCGAAGAAAGAGTCGCAGGATACGGTCAAGGCGCTCCGCGAGATGGGCGTGCTGACCGAAAAGGAAGCCGC